CGGCGACAACTGCTGCAATTGTTAGAATCTGCATTACGTCGTTAATGTCCATGTGTTAATCCCTTCTTGAACGTTGCAATTCGATACGAACTAAAATAATCATCACGCGCTTCACCAATGCCCACTTCTTAGCAGCCGCCATGTCGTCGAACTCGTCGCGTAGTTGCTTCAATAGACGACGTAGACGCTTGCTCTCAACTTTCAATTGCGCATCTTCTGATTGCGCTTCAATCTTCTTAGGCATTATGCCACCTCTGGAGTTACAGTTATGCGAACGAATCCTGACTCGTACATATCAGTCAGACGGTAGATGTAGACAGCGTAATCGCCATCAACAGGATCAACAAGTGACAAGGTCACACTGCCACCTGTAACAGCGTCCGTGCCACTGGCATATAATCCGCCATCTAATAGCACAACGTATCCAACATCAGCATCACCAGCAATCAGTGCATCATCGCACGTAATCGTTATATCACCAGTACCTTCGACAAGCTCAGTAGGTGAGGCTTCAACTGTCAATAGAGCATGTCCGTTGAGAATCTCTTCAGCTGTTGTGATTAGCTCTGGCGTGTCATTTAGTAGCACAATGACGCTATAGTCTGCAGTTGATACGCCCGCCGTGTTGTCTGCTAGAATAGCGCGTGCCATAGCGTCTAGTGCTGTCGCGTCCCATATGATAGGGCTGGTTACAATTGTCGTCTCTTCCATTACTTCAACTCCCGTACTGCAAATAATAGGTGCAACCCTTCTAGTGTCAACGTTGCACCTGCCGCCTGTAACCGCCATTGCATTTTGAACGTGTGCGACCCTGCTGAAACACCATTGAACACATAACTGAATGATACATTTGACGAACCCGTATCGATATATTGTGTGACGGCGTTGCGAACCGTGCCGTCGTATACAATTGCAAAAACTCCTTGTATAGGTGTTCCGCCGGGTCTAGACGCATGACCTGTAAAAACAACTAGAATATCACCCCCGTCTGTTGTTAACGTCGTACTTAAATTTGTAGCGTCGATATCAACTAACGAGGTGCTTGTTGTTGTATAATCTGTTCCACTTCCCCGCGTGTATGTATATTCTGCGGGTGAATATGTCACTTCGTCATATAGGTATTGTGTGTTATCTGATAGATACGTGTTCATTTCGGCGGAACTGAGAACTTCACTGATCCACGTTTTAGGTGTTGTCCATGGCATAGTCTAGCCTTTCTAATAGCCTAGTATAATCTCATTACTATCTAGTATATCACGGTCAAGTGTAAAGTACGTTGTCACGTCTTTAGAGCGCAGGATGAAGGTGACACGATGCGCGCCGTTTGGAATATCGAGCTCATGCCGTTCGCCCATAACGATATATTCATTGGTGTGATTCACATCTGGATCAGTGATGGTGATGGCATCGCCTAAGTCAATCGCCATTATGTCAATGAAGTTATCTTCACGTAGCATGATGGTAACAGATTCAGCAATTCGACGCATCGGTGCATATTGTCGCACCATATAATCCGCCACTGATTGTGCGAACCGCTCTTCGAACATGTAGTTAATGGTGATGTTCGGTAGTGGTAGGTGATTGTTGAAGAATATTGACTCGGCATCTGTCGATTGCGCGTATTGCTGGTCATGCTGATAGATTGGTGTTCCTCGTACTTGTAACTTGGTTATGGTGTAATCGTTCCCTGTTGGGTTTCTGAAATAAATCTTGCCACCAGTTGCGTTTAGATCTGCACCGACATATGCCGCTTTTGTAACATTTACACCGCCGCTACTCGTTACGATTACGTCGGTATCTATAACAGGTTCGATAGTCGTTAATGCGCTCTGTATGTTGTCTTTGTTGTCTGGGTTTCGGAATTGTACGCCGATTGTTTCTCGAGATTCTGGTGGTATTGTTATTGGCAATTTCTGAGCTTCAAAAAGCACAGAGCCAGCCTCTCCGACTTCTCGAGGTGTATAGAATATCCTGACATCGTTGGAGACTGCTGATTGCTTAGTTGGCAAGGCGATGATGTCACTGGTCGTCAGTGTGATTTCTGATTGTGTGTTCGCATCATGATAGCGATTCTGGAAGTGGAACTTGTTGTCACGTGGATTGAAGTACAACCGCCCGAAGGCCTCACCCATGCAGACATCATACACATACGCCAAGCCATTCTGTAACAAGAGCTTGTCATTCTGTGGCTCTCTCAGGTTGTCTCCGACATACTCCAGAACACCGATACCTGTCTCTACCTCTACGAAATCATTGACGAATGTATCAGCATCATATAGCACACGGTTGATGGTATCAGATGGATTGATAATCGCTTGAATACCAACTGGCGGGTTAATTTTTGACACATCAAGGATGAAGAAGTTGGATGAGTAGGGCAGGTAGATGTCGGATTCCTTGAAGAAGTCAATGATTGCATCCGATGTACGCTTGTCCTGTTCGACGCTGGGCTCATACTGCACTGCTTGCAATCGGTGCATCGCATCACGTGCTGTTAAGATGGCAATCTGGTCGCCATACTTACCAACTGATGTGCGCATGCCAACGGTATAGAAGGTGTAGCTGTGCGTAATGCCATCCAGTGTCATGCTGAAGCGCAGCATAATCGATTGTGACAGCAGGTTATAGAACTCAGCACCGATGATGCCATTGCTACCTTCTGACTCGTAATTGAACGCGCCATCACGGTTGTCCAGCGTCAATTGCAAGGTGTTGGATGGAGCTACCAGAGCAGTGGCGTTCTGAGGTATCTGGTCGCCACTCTGGAAGCCTGTTGAAAATGTTAGACTGTCTCTGACACGGTTGGTGATGTCGCTCAATGGATGTGCGAAGTTACCATCACGCAGGATGTCCAGCTCTACGGTGTACTTAATCATTAGTAGTTCTCCAGCTGTACGGTGTACTTAATCATTAGTAGTTCTCCACACCAGATGGTGGTGCTGAACCCGGTTGATGTTGCGGATTCTGTTGCAAGTTATTCAGTGAGCCTTCACCTAGAACATAATCAAGTGCAGCAGAGTTACCACTGACGTTCACATCGATGTTCACTGTCGCATTCATTGTGCGATTTCTGAAGGTGTTAGCGACTGTTGATTGAATGGTACGCATCTTCTGGTCAATGTCAACGAAGTCAGCCTGTAATGTATCAACCTCTTCCAATGCTTGCTCAGAGATGAGACTCTCAATCGGTTGAAGCGCGCCACCATCTTCACCACTCAAGAATGATGGGAAATTTGTCGGTTGTCCGAATATGTTCTGATACGGCATCGTAGGTTGTACACCACCCATGCCGGGCAAGCCGATTTGCATGCCGGGTTGAAGTGTGCCATACGGTGCGAACATGCCAAGCATCGACTGTATCTCACTTGCTGGTATGCCCATGTTAGCCAAGATACTCCACGGACTGTCTCCGGGCTGTACGGTATACGCGCCACCTGTACCAGCAGGAGCTGGCATTGGACCCGGTGTTGATGCTCTGACTGCATCTCTAACTAGTTGTATAATGTCATCATCTGACATGCCAAGGAATTCACCAGTCTGGAGCGCATTTTGCACAGCTTCTACCATACCGAATGACACTTGAGCACCCATCGACTTGGCGATGCGCGCAATCTCTGGTGAGATTTCATTCTCTACGACTTGCGCGAGTTCGGTGTCTTGTCCTGTTAGCAGTGCGAATTCAGATTGTAACATGCTTCTCAATTCTGAGTTGTCAATGTTGCCTAGAAGCATCTCAACGAGCCCAGTCTGTTGTGGATCACCTGCACCACGTCCGAGCAAGTCGTCTAGTGACATCAGCTTGATGTTGGCTAGTTTCTGCATATCGGCATATGACTGGCGAATCGATGCTTCAACATTTTGCCACTTGCCTTCAATATCATCAAGATAATCTAAGTATTCATTATCTCGCATGGTCGCTGCAACATCTCGCGTCTCTGCAATCCGTGCATACAGGTTATCAAATTCTGCAATCGTTGCTCTTAGATTGTCTTCATCCAGCACACTACCCGTTAATGACTGAACAGTCATAGCAGATAGCGTTGCCATTGACTGTTGCTCAGTCTCAATCATTGTTTTCAGCAACTCAAATCGCATCGCTGTATTTTCAAGGCGATTATTCATCATCGCGAGCTGTTCTTCTGTCATGCTGTATTGACCGTCAAGATTAGCATACTGTTGAGCCAGCAGTACAGAATAATAGTCACCCGGTTCATAAATTGTCCCAGCTGGAAGCGTCGGCAAGCCTGTTCGCTCATCGCTACCGATTTGCGTCTGTAATCGAAATGCCTCTTGTTGATAACGTTGCTCTGCGACCGCTGTCACTTGCGCACGCATTCGTTCAGCATCCTCAATATAACCCATCGCCTCAGCCATATCGGCAGCTGCTAAGCCACCTACAAGCCCAGCATCAATTTGCTGTTCGCCTGTCGTAAAAAATAGAGCTCCGATTGCAGCGGTTAGCTCTATAGTCGACGATGTGAAGCTGGAGAAGCTGTTATAATAGTCCTCCATGTTCGCTTTGGCTCTATTGACAGCTGTATCAGTCGCTGTGACTGCATCACCTAATCGCGCGATTGCTTCAGCACCGATGTCAAATGTCGCCATCTTGAATGCTTCTTCACGATTGAGTGCTTGTCCTGTCTCCAGCAACTGTTCCATCTCAGCTCGCACCTTAGCCGATGAGATACCGAAGGAGTCAAGACGCTCAACGGATTGATTCGCAAGCATCAATGCAAAATCGTCTATTGCTTGCCCAGCAGTCATCGTCGGACTTTTGAGCTTCACAGCCATGTCAATGAGTGATTGAACTTCTTGAGCGTTCTCAGCTAATCCCATGCGCATCAACTGATTAGCACCCGTCATCAAGTCCATCTCACTCACAACGCCGTTGGTGATTGATTTCAGGCTGTCGAGTAGTTGATACGACTGTTCAACATCACCTGTCAACTGTTGAAATATTTTGCGCGTTGCGTTGACAGATGTCCCGACGTTGTTCAATTCATTTGCTACACTGACAAATGCCGCACCTGCTGCAACCGCCGCACCTGCCATACCTGCCATGCCCATGACTTTGGTAAGACCGCCGATACCTCTGCCTGCTTGTTGTCCAGCATTATTGAGATTACTCATATTCTGTTGTACACGGCGCAAGTCGTCACTGGCGTTGTCTTGTCCCTCTATAACGATTGCAATTGTCTCTTTTGCCATAGTCGTTCCTAATTATGCAAGCTCAGGATTATCGGAATGTACTGTTCCAAGTACGTCTTGCCTTCATCGTTGGTGCTGATGTCTAGTAAGTCCTCTGCGAAGGCTGTGCGCTGTGCTTCATGGTCAATCCAACGATCCTTCTGCCAACTATCCAGCTCGAACCATTCATCTAGTCGCCATCTCATACGCTGGCAGATGCGCATCACAGATAATTCGTAATTACGGAAATCGGTTGATAGCGTCGGATGCGCTTACTCGCTTTCCATATAGCCAGACGTGTAACGCGTTGATTAATGCTGTGAAGGTGTCCGCATCAATGTCTTGGAATGCCTTCGCCTTGTCTAGTAGGTTGTCTGGCTCATCATCTCCCCAATCAATACCGCCACCATTCTCCAGCGCATAGACTAATCGAACAGCGTTGCGCAGGATGTTGGCTTCTTCATCAAGCTTGGCTTGTTCATCTGTGTCTTCGATGTACTTCTCTGGATTCTTCGGGTCTTTCTTCTTCGGAGCTCTGGCAGTCGTCACAAGCAAGCCGAGCTCATTCCACTTGTGATAGCCGATGCCAGCAAGCTCGAACGTCTCAATCACATCACCAGTGATATTCTTGAGTTCAACTGTGATAGTCTTCTCTTTATGCTCTTTAATCTTGAACATGAATGCTCTCCCTTAAGCGAAAATCGGGGCATAATGCCCCGAATCATTACGCTGTGTTACCTGTATAGTAGATGTCGACATACAGCTCTGTGGTGCTGTTCGCGAATCCGAACTCACAGATGTACTCGCCACCTGATAGTCCGCTCTGTGGTTCAATCTTGCCAGCATCGCCACCGACAACATACCGCGTGTTGGCAGTCAAGCCACCACCAACTGTGACGGTTGCGCCGTGTGTTGCCACAAGCACGTATTCACCATCAGCTGCTGCATGAAGAGCGATGCCATACGCCACTGCTGTTGCAGCCGCACTCGCATCGGCAGGCTTGACGCTGTTGCTGTCTGTCGGGTCAATGTACACGACATCATGCTTAGCGATCGTGCCACCTGCGACACGACATGCCATGTTCGCTTTATTGTCAGGAATTGCGACACCTGTGAAGGTTACGTTAGCCATAGGTTATCCTTAAGCAATTGTTGTCTCTGTGACTGGTCCATCGATGTTCAGTGTCACAGATAAGGTCTGAGGGTCTCCAGCACCAGCGGTTGCGTTAACAAGTTGAACTGAACCGCCAGCACGGACTTCGAAGTCGAACTGAGTCGACCCGCTTGTACCATCAGGCTTCTGAATTTGCATACTGCGAACGCCTGCCTTGTTGCTTGCATGAAGCAACCATTCACGCATGTAGCCTGCGAATGATGTTGCACTGGTGTCATCGTAGAAGTTGACTGTCACAGTGCCCATGATGCCACCTTCAAGGCTGTCTGCCCATCGGTCGCCAAGTGTATGGAATTGACCGCCATTGACAGTCATGTCCATTGTCACGGATTGAATGGATGTACTCACATCCTGAAGCGTGTCTGACGCATTGTCGAACTTCACGACAGCGTCATGTTGTGCGAATTTAGCCATTATAGTTCCTCGCGTGTAGTTGATTTGATAATACCGACATCAACAAGTCGTTGATAGTCTGGATGCGTTGTATCCACGATGTCGATTGCATATCCAAGCAGTACATTGATGTCATTCTGTGGACGCTTCGCAAGGAATCCGTCACGCCAGACAACGCCATCAATTGTCACCTGTTCCGCGTTGATTGCGTCAGGATTGTCACTGCAAAATGCACCAATGTATAACTTCTCATTCGTGCGGATGTGCGACAGGTTACGTGTTACCTTGTAGATTGTCATTCTATGATTTCCTTCATCGTTAACGTCATCAGACAGCCATAGTAGATGTTCTCTGAATTGTCAGGGAACTCATAGGCATTCCATTCATAGTCAATTGCTTCAATCTTCACGTTGTCCACAAGCGACATGTTCGGTCTGATTGCATCGATGTAGTTAGATGTATAGTCGATTAATTCAGGCAAGGCGTTATGGATACTTGTACCACGCTTGACGCTATCGAATAACAGCAAGTCCGCTATCAGCCATGTGATGACAACTGTGCCATTATCGCCAAATGAGACACGCTCCATAGATTGTCCTTCACTCTGCAATATCTGCATTGGAAAGATGACACGCGCTGGTGTACCTCTGATGGATGATGTTGCATTGTCAATACCATATACAACAGGTGTCTTGGTTGTCGTGTTGACTGCGATGCCTGCTAAGGCGTTGACGCATGACTTGATCTGGCTCATATTGCAATCCCTGACAAGCGGATGTACGGCTTCAACATCATGTTGATGTCTGCTGGCATCGGCTCTGGTGTGTCTTGGTCATTCTGGCGAACCCAGTGCAATATCAACTGAATGGCAACTTGCTTGATGGCATCTGGTGGTGTTGTGGAGTATCCCCAATAACCAACGATGCTAATGGCATCTTCCGGGCTGTCCTCGTAATCCCACACCACATCGGTGTCTGTCTTCAATTGCAACCCGTAGAAGGGTGCGTGATTGCGAGGCATGGTGACGTAATTACTTGATGCAATCACATCACCTGTACCGTTAGTCACCACTAGGCTGTCAGTTGTCGCAAGGTACTCATCGAAGTACAGCTTGAATCCATCAGTCTGTAACATGTAATCGAACTTACGCTCGCTGGTGTTACTGACTTCGAACACATTGTTCGTGATGGTCTCAATTGTATTCTGAGCACGTGGTATGAGCGATGTAATCAGTCCATCATGGAACGTATCACTCGCGTCATATCCGCCTTGTTGCTTAACCTCTGCTAGTGTGACGTATGCCATAGTCTAGCCGATGATTTCATCAACACTCGCAAGGTCAAGCCCTGCGGTGTCGCTATAGTGTGCTGGTTCGCCAAGTACGATGACTGCCAAGTCGCATGCAGCAGTTCCGACAATCACTTCAGCTTCAAGGAATTGCAAGCCTTGTGCAGCTGCTTCTTCTGCTGATACTTCGATGATGACTTGCTTGTCGCTGTCAGTACCTGCTTGTGTCAGTTGTGTTGCGTCCTTGCCTGTCACCAGTGTTGCGTGACTGCCCGGATTAGTTGATGCGCCACCGTTGATTTCGAAGTCGATGGTTGCGCTTGAACCCATCTCACCAACGCTCAGGATGAAGAGGACACGGCGGAAGTTGCTCATGTCAATTTCGTCTGACTGGTAGGTGTCCGCGCTGTATGCGTCTGGGTCAATTGTCCCGATGAGTGCGAGACGTTCGTTGAGTTGTGAAATGCTAGCCATATGCTGTGCTCCTAGTCGTTGAAGTTAACGTATGCGGATACTTCGTAAGCCGAGCCCGGTCCACCAAGTGTGATGGTATTTTGCAACCATGGCTTACCGTCGAGTTCTTGACCGAAGCGCCATGCGTCTTGACCTGTGTCGAAGAAGCGGTGTTCGGAGTAGTCTACATACAAGCCACCGAATTCGAACAGTGCGTATGCGCCCAAGTCAGCAAGAACAACACAACCGCTCGCGTCAGCTTGTGGCAAGTGTTCGCTGAAGTAGATAGGGTAGCCACTCAATGTCTGTGGTTGACCACCTGCGATATTTTGCAACCATACCGCACCACCTGTACCGACTTCCAACTTCATCAAGTCAGTCATCATTGATGGGTGCATGATCCATGCCACACGTCCTTGCAATGTCTTGAGACGTGCTGTCATTTTCGCAACGTCGTCAACCTTGAAGGTGCTGTTGGTGGTTGGTGTCACGTCAATCAACGCATCGGCATTCAAGATACCAAGTGGTTGCGCGTTACCTGTACCGTTCAGGATGAAGTATTCCAATTTGCTCTGGTATGCAACACTGATGAGGTTGCGAAGCAAGGATTCAAGTGCAGGTACAGATTGTACCATTTTACGTGATGCCTTCACCAAGCCACTGACAGCATCATTGGTGCTGAATGTTACTTGGTCGAAGCTACCATCTGTCTCTGTGTAGCTACCACCTTCGGCGCGATTCGCTGTTGTGATACCAGATGCCATCGCTGTGTCACCAACGCCAGCTGTTGGAGCTGTGAACATGTCGAGGCTTGGATATGTACCAGCAGGACTAGAGACGTTCATGCGCGATACACCAGCAACGACTGCGCTGTTCTGAATCGCAATTTGTACCATTTCATTGTAGAAGGTATCTGGCACAAGGTAGCCACCATCAGCACCGCTTCCGCTTGTCTGTGCTTTGTAGCTTCCATAGATTTTGTTCAAGCGTTTCTCATCGCCACGCTTCACTGCCATCGCCCAGTCGCCAAATGACTTGATGTTGCTGTCAGCAGTACCGCCATCTACTGTGAAGTAGCCTGATTTGCGGATTGCTGGGCTATCTTCCATGTGTGCTGTGATTTTAGCAAGCGCATCAGACAAGCCCTTAACGGTTGCCTTCATGTCTTCTTGGCTTTCCATCACACCTTTGATTGCATTGTCAATTGCGCCTTGAACGCCGTTGTCGGTTGCTTCAGGCTTGACGTTTTGAGTTTCATCACTCATGTGTTCACCTCGTGTAATTTGAATATGTAAGTTGTTCGCATCACCTTCGGTTGCCTTCGTCTCACCGACCTCTGCAACGTTCAATTCTGCATCATTGCTCTGACTAAGTGGCAACAGCTTCAAGCCCTTGTAGGTCGCCTTGTTACGGTAGTCTGCTGGTGTGTGTGTCAGACTGGCATCTGCGCCTAAGCTCCACGTCTTCACATGGTACGCATTGCCTGTCTTCTCGCGCTCTACTAAGTGCGATGGTACACCACTTGACCAACCGAGGCTCTTGCCTTCCTTCTGTCGCGCCTTAATCAGTTCTATAACCATCTTATCATAAGCATCGGCTTCGTCAAGCTTGCCACGAATCCACACGCCCATGTCGTCTTGACCAATCTCTGCCTTGATGCCACGATTCAGCTTGTGTGTCTTCAGCACAGGATCGAAGCCATGATTGAAGTACATTGTCGCTGTACCCTTGCCTTCAACCAAGTCGAAATCGGTCTTGTTAGTGAAATAGTCGCCATCGAAATCGGCTTCATCAGGTGACCCGTACAGCACCAAGTAACCTGACACTTCATTGTTCTCAGTCATCTTGACATTGCTACCAAGATGAATCAGTTGGTTCTCATTCATCGTAAGCTCTTTCTAATCTCATTACGGACAATACCAGTGATGCGCTGTTCATTCTTGCGCACAACATAATTGACGCTGTGCATGCGCCATACACGTCGGAAGTAACGATTACGCTTGTCACCTTGTACGTATTCCATATATCCGACGTTGTTGCCAAGCTCTGCCACGAATCCACCCGAGCGCAACTTGAACGCCCACTTCTTCTTCAAGTCGTTGGTACGCTTGTATGTCGTTCCGGGTAGCTGGCGAGGATACTCTCGCACCTTCGCAATCAAGTCAGTGGCACTTGCTGTGATACCACGCTTCAAGCCTTCCATCTGCTTGGCACGTTGCAACAGGTTGTTGACACGTGGAATGCCTGTGATACGGATGTCAATTTGCATTATGCACCTTCTATCGGCTCATCGTACTCAAATGATACAACACATCTGCAATTCACGTGCGCAGGTGGTAAGCCCATGCCATCGAAGCGCACATTCGAGCCAGTCGTCTCCGACCGCTTGCCATCCAGTGGTGCGCATATCGGACAGACACGTTCATCGCGTCCAGTCTGCCATACACCACGCATCGTCACGCCTTGTGATGACAGCTCATCAATAACAGGCTTCTGTCCTTCATTCGCAGCACGTGTCGTCTCTGTGACTGCGATCTGCTCTGCCTTCGCTGGACTGTACAGTCTACCGACGCGCTCTGTCAGTCCTGCTCTGTCAATCTCACCTTCGAAGAAGCGTACAATGTCCTTCTGTACAACTTCACGGCGATAGTCCACCATGTCACCAGCAATGCGTGGCACATAGTTACGCGCCCACTCAACAGCACCTTGATTGATGACATCTACTGACACGCCTGTGAAGCCACTACTCGCCATCATCGCGCCTGACGCTTCAATGAATGTGCGCTCCAGTGGTGTCTGGAGTACCTGTTGCAATTCTGTCGCAATCTCACGGTAGACCTCTGGTGTCAGGTTGTCCAGATTCGGTGGGTCGCCAATGAGCTCAAGGATGCGACGGCGTGTGCGACTATTGAACTGCGCAATATCGCGTGCAAGGGCAGATTCAAGCTCGCGTCGTCTCTCATCACTAATAGGCATCTGCTGTCCTCTCATGGTTGTGCTTGTGTATATCAATCGCGCCATCAAATATCATATCAATCTCATCGCGTGATTGCGCGTCTTCTAACTGTGCTGTGATGGCAGAATGAAGCACCACTGGAATGTAATCAGATTCAAAGTCCACGTTCGCAGAGCCCTTCGACTTGTACGCCTTGCTTGCCTTGCGTCGCCACTTGTCCAGATGACTGCTGAATAAGTCTGACACGCTCTTCTCTGCTTCATCGGCTGTCAACATCTGCTCACGGCGTGCTGTCGCCCATGTGTACCCAGCATCACCACCCCACAGCATCCATGCGATGTATCCATTGCTTGGATTCGATGGGTCGCCCCAACCATCGCGCTTGTCAACCTCATGCCGTCTGAAGTAGCTGTACATGCTCAATACGTCTGGTGGTAGAATCTCACGTCCACCTGCAATCTGTCGTCCACGCGCCAAGCCGACACGTGTGCCACCACGTCCGAACTCTTCACGCAGTTCAAGCCCACGACGCGCATTGTCTCGCATGGTGTCGTTCGGATAGAAGTCAATGTGACGATACTGCGCAGGTATCGGCTTGATGTCCTTGCGTTCATCGTCTGGCTTGTAGCCATCAAGTTCTATCTGATCCATCTCCTCATCATCGACAAGCTGAGCTTCTGGTATCTCTGGCTCTTCAATCTCCATCTCATCAGGCTCTTCCATGTCGTCATCCATGTTGACACCTAGACGCTCCCACTGGTCGTCTGTCAGGTCGTAGCCTAGCACTTCCATTGCCAGCGTCAACGGCATGCCAACATTCACAAGATTCAACAGCGAACCACTACGCATCGCCTCGTCTGTCTGGAATACTTCCAACTGTTGCTCTCTGAAGATGAGCTCACCATCAATGTCGTAGTGGTCGAAGTACCGATTGAACATGGATTCAATCTTGCGTGCCAACGGTATGATTGTCTTCTCGTAGAAGTGGCGATTGTCCTGCTGTGCTGTTGCGAAGTTCGTGGCATTGCTGAATAGCAGTGACTGTGGAATACCAAGTGCCGTGCTGATGTCCTCGCGCTTCGCTGTTGTTAGCTCTGGCACTGCCAACTCTGACATCGGTGAGCCGATTGTCTCGAACTCAATGTTCGTACCCACAGGAGCGACACGGTGCGCTGTCTGGTTACCACGCCCGAACAGTCTGTCTAGTATGCTCTTGGTGCGTTCCTGCTCTGATTCTGGATACGCTTGGAAGTCTTCAATCTTGGCGATGGTTGGATTAATTGCGCCTGCTTCGAAGTACTTGACAGCGTGTTCATCGATGGATGACAGCAAGCCACTGGCACGGATTGCAGCAGTCGCTGGCGCATCACCTATGGCAATCTCTGACGTGCGTGATGGTATCCATGCGTGTGCCAGTTCGCCAACCTCATAGAAGTATTTCTGATTATCGCGCAGGTTACGCTCGAATCCGACAAGCCCTTCAGTCGCATCTGTAATCAGCTTGATTGTCTTCGGATGGAAGCGTCTCATGGTACGATTGCCACCCATCGCATTCTCTTCCATACATGCGAACATCGCACCAGCAAGCAAGTAATCACCTACAAGCTCATTGAGGATGGTTGCGAAGTCAATCTTCACATTCGCATATTCCAACGCATCATCATCGCGTGGCAGGTTGACGATCGCCTCGGCAATCACGTTGATGCCACGATATAGCCACGGTACATGCTTGGCTAAATCATAGACGTTGCCATCGGTTGGATCACCGAACACGCTTGTCCATGCCTCTGGTGGCATGTTACGAATCGGAATAGACTTCACACCGTTCACGGTTGTCATCTTAATATCAGTCATCAAATAAATACCCTCGCTGGAATCGTTCGTGCCTTATTAGCCAATGCCAATGCAATGACTGTATCATCGTGCATGCCATTCGGTGCTGTATAGCGATAATTACCAGATGGCAACCGCTCAATGCTGAATGCTTGCAACTCATTCAATAATATCTGATTATCAGGAATACCGATACTTTCCTGCTCAAATGCCAACGCCAAGCTATTGATAATCTCTTGCTTGCTCTGCGCTGTTGTCTTGAATGGCTTCACAGGTAAGCCCATCTTGCGAAGCTCCTCAATGTTCGGGTCACCGATACTATTCTGCTCGGCTAAGATTGTGAATGGCTTCAATCGCTGGTACATCGCGTTCAAGCGTCCACGTTGCAATGTCCAGTCTATCTGATTGAATCTATCCATCTCAATCACGTGCCCGGTGTCCACATCAATTGCCACGACAACGGTGTAATCATTCGCACGCCCCCAGTCCACTCCGAAGGCGACGCGCTTGGCATTCTCTGGAGCAGGTTGGATGCACGCGCGCAGGTTACGGAACACCGCACCGCCATCATCAAGGAACTCTGCCATGTACTCCTGACGGAACACACGCTCTGGTGTATTGCGCTTGATGTCTTCTAGCTCATCATGGTCAATCATCGGATTGTCGTAACTTGTGAAGTGCCATGCCTTCCAGTTCGGTTGCTCTGGGTCAAGTCCATTCTGGTATAACTCGAAGAACCAATTGCGTCCGTTGGTTGATGACAAGAAGTCAGCCGAGCCCTTCGATTCCAGCAACATCGGACGGATGATGAATGGAAATACATTGCCATCAATGAAGGCGCACTCATCGAATATCGCATGATCCAGACCTTGACCACGCAACTCGGAATCTGCGCTCTTCACAGACAAGAAGCCACCTGATGGAAATTGGATGAGTCGCTCTGACTTGTTGATGTATACGCCTGTCATCGTTCGGAAGATGTTCTCGAAATCACGGAAGATGCGCTGTCCTGTATTGTACGTCGGCATAATCCACCATACACGCTTGTACAAGGCACGCTGTATCGCACGTATCTTGAATGCCTCTGTCTTACCAAATCGACGACCAGCAACGCATACATTGAAGCGCGTCCTGCTGTTGATGATGTCAATCTGGTTGATGTGTGGCTTAATCGGTAGTTGTAATTTCATCAGGATACACGAACTCAATCTTCAAGGAATTGCCATCAGCTCCACTGTGCTCATGGCGTTCGGTGTAACCACGCTCCTTGCCGATTGTCTTCAATGCGAATATTGTTGCTGTCACGTCGCCATCCAATATCTTGTTGTGCAACGTCATCTCTGCCATATCTAAGAAGCCAGCGCGTGCGTCCGTGACTGCTTGTTGACAGATGTCGTACCGCTCAATATAACGGTACACTGTCTTGCGATCACATCCGAGCTTCTTCGCTGTGTACGTGATGAAGCCCTTCGTCTCTATGATTGCATCTGCTACTTCTTGAGCAGTATATCTCTGTGCCATAATTCCACCTTTTTATAGTGTGACATGTGACGCTACGCATCTTCAATCGGTGGCTCTGGTATCGTTAAGTCGTTCTTGCGTAGCTCATGTTCAAGCTGTGCCACCCGTGCTCTCAATAGCTTAATCTGCTCGGCTTGCTGATTCTTGTAGGTCTCGAGTTCGGCGTTGCGTGTCTCCAAGTCCTGCAATCGACTTGACATCGCCGCTATGGTGCGCTCGTTCTCATCGACTCTGTCCATTAGCCTCCGCATCATTTCCGTCTGTGTTGCTGTCACGTCCAATGACTGCCCAAGCATAGAATCTTCCTCGGGCTCTGCGCTCATCAGCTTTTCGGATTTCACAATCGCTCTGATGATGACTGCAACGATTGCGCCAACCGTACCAGCAACTGCAATCGCATTTTCTAGGTTCATGTTGTCCATTGTGTTCTGTGTCCATATTTAACCTAATCTAAAAATGACCGCATGGTACGGTTCATCTCCATTATAACATATGCGTCAATAATCATTCTTGGAGTCCTTCCACTCATCGTATCCGTCCTTGTGACTGATGTCTTGCTTGTACATGTAATTCGATAGCCGATGCAATTCTTCCTTCTCATCATCCGTCAAGTGGTACAAGCCACGCTCCATTGATTCAAGCGGGTAGTATACAATCTGCTTCCCGACTGCTGTGAAGTTGTCCTTCACCAATGGGTAGTTCAATGTCTTGTTGCGCCACTGGATAGTAGTGGGACGCTCTAACACAGACAACCAATTGCCATACACCTCACCAAGCACTTCATCCACGAACATCAAGTACAATGGAATCTTGTGTTGCTTGACAATCTGCTGGTACACGTCGCGGTGTGCGATGCTGATACCAGTGTCTGGGCATCCCTTGCCTACAAATTCAGGCTTGGAATAGCGTGCGGATACTGCCTTGACATCCATTGCGATGATGTTGAAGCTATCACGTCTAATCAAGAGGCGGTCAACAGGATGCGGGCCTTCAGTCTTGATGGGATACACGTGATACAATCCCTGATCGTGGACAAGTCTATCAACTAAGGCTTCAGCATAATCACCCTTCGTTGCCATGATGGTGTCTTCAAATTTACGTGGCATCTCATTCTCCTACTCTCGCCTTCGATTCAATGTATGATTGCTCATCAGCATCAACCAAGATACACCGACGGTTGAGCTCACGTGACGCGATGCCTGTGCTTCCACTACCAGAGAAGAAGTCCAGCACCAAGTCGCCCGGAGCAGTGTGCGCCTTGATGATGCGTTCCAATGCGCCCTGTGGCTTCGGTGTGTAGTGCAATGTCTCCTTGCGTGTCAGTTGCTCTGGTATATCTGTCCAGACGTTGGTGATGCGCTTGAATTCACTCTTCACAGCGTAGCCACCCATGCCAACCTTGAACTGATTCGGTTCATCGCCATACTGCTCATCAAGATTCCAGATGAACTGGTTATTATCCTTGACGTACCATAGAAGCTCTTCACGTGTGTATAACCAACCTCGCACTGTACCGCGTCCACGTCGCTTCTGCCATGTAATCCAGTCACGGAAGATGAAGCCGAGCTTGTCCAGCAGTAGCTTCTGATGAATAATCGAATCACTATTCGCACCGATTGTCCCCCAGATGTAGAAGTTAGCAGTGGGCTTCATGACGCGCAATGACTCAACCATCCATTGCTCACACCATACGAGGTAGTCGTCTATAGACTGCCACTGATTATCCCAGTCATCATCGACAACGTTGTAATACGGTGGGTCAATCAGTATGAGGTCAATGGATTCATCTGGTAAGGTGCGCAGGAATTCAGTGCAATCGGCATGATGGACTTGGATGTCATCAGGTAGAATGGCGGTGCTTGCCTTGATGGCGAGTGATTCCTTCAATGACTCCCTGTCTGCATCCTTGCGTTGAAGCTCAATCAGCTTGTGATAGCGTGCGATGCTCTCCAGCGCGTCCAGTACCTGCTTGTATGATGCCTCTGCGAAATCTAGCCAGTCATCCATCTCCTCGCCATAATGGAAGCCACCTGTTGTCGCAATCTCATCGAAGGTGTCATTACTGCCATCCTTGCCAGTGCTCTTGTACAGCCGTGACAGCACAGCAACCTTGTCCGCATCATCACCAGCGTACTTCAAGGCGACATCAATAACAGGTTGTGGTTGCGACTTCATGGCATTGGACAGCAACGATGCGCGATGTATGCTGATGTCACCAGAGCGCGCCTTATCCTTGATGGCATCTGGTGCGTCGTTGAGCACTTGCTTCACCTTGTAGATGTTGCCTGCTGATGTCTCGGCAATGCGTGCAAGTTCCTTCTGTGTCTTGATAGCGTCCGAACTTTCTATCAAATTTGATAGAATGTCTGTGCGCTGTCCTTGATTCTGCTTAGCCATCTCTGCGATTGTAGATTCCATCTGCAATGCCAGCTCAGTACGGTTGAATGGTGTCAGGTTACGGCGTGCCAACTGATTGCGAATCATCCATAGCTTCACTTCCTGACGACTAGCGAACTCCTTATATATTGTCTTGAATGCTATGGTGTGCTTGTGGCAGATTGCGAAGCGGTTGTGTCCATCAATCAACACGTCGCCATCCTCTGTCTCCCAGACAACAAGCGCATCACGACAACCTTCTTGCAGAATAGATTCTTCCAGCTTCTGGAGCTCTTCTGCTTGCAGTGGTGGAATCAGTGCCTTAAATTCTGGATCAATAATCATGTGTTGTCCTCATCTAAAATAATGTAATCCTGCTGTTGCTTCTGTGCGTCAATCATACCATTTGCGAATGCGGACATGCTGTTAAGGTATGCTTGCTCCGATGGTTGCATAGAGCGTTGCCACTGATTGTCTGCGATGATGTATCGCCACCCAGTGGCATCCTTCAGTGTGATGATTGTCACGTGCGGACGCTTGTACGTGCGAATCTCTTCATAGACATCTTGCATCCTGCCATTATAGCGTGCGCAGATGTCCTCGATGTCGTTGTCGTCTAAGGCGAACCATTCACCATCGACGCGCTTGTGTTCATAGTCTGTATGTAGTCGCTTCTCCATTACGTGCCTGTCCTGTGTTCGAATTAATACAGCATAGCGCACATCCAGTGGCAACTTGACACCGAATGTACGCAGTCTATTCTCTGGGTTGCTGGTCTTGCCTATCTTGTAGTAATCTGTACCGATGCCTTGAAGGACGTATACCCAGCCAGATCGTTGTTGCTTACGTCCTTCAATAGTCACTTTTCATTGCGCCGTCACTAGTTGGTATTGCTTGATGGCATCGCGTGCTAATCTGTCCTTGTCGAACCATGTCATCCAGTAGAAGTATTCCAACCGTGCCATTGTCGTTCGGTGTACTGGTGTGAATCCATGGTATTCGTAGATTTTACAAATGTAGTTGTTGATCGTGGTACGTGACAAATCAAGCTCACGCTCCATGTCTGGTGCTGACATATACGGTGCATGAACCCAGAGACGCAGGATGCGCTGGTAACGTTCTGGCATGTCCTTCTTCAAATGCCGTGTCTTAACTTTGATGTAGCCTAGCCGATGGAATAACGTGACGCGCTTGAACGTGCCATGAGGCTCTAAGCGATCTAGCATATACATCATTGTTCCGCGATGGACGTATATGTTGTCGACAATGTCCTGATCACGCGCCAACGGATTCGTGTACAACTCACGTAATATGAGATTCCATGTCGGGTTCGATGTGTACATTATCGCTCCTATATCGGCTCTGTCATGATACAGACATCCGTTGAAGTACGTTGTATTGCATCTTCGCGTCACGTGCGAGGCGTTCGGTGTCGAACCATCCCATGTGTGCATAGAATCCGTGGCGACTACGATTGCGTGTCTCAGACATCGGCATGCCAAAATAGTTGTATGTATATTTCATGGTCATTGTCATGGTATGTGTCGTGTAGCCTGCGATTTCTGCCAAATGTCGCAACGACCCTGATGGTGCTTGTTGCATGGCACGCAATGTGCTGTTAACCATCGCAGAGCCACCCTCTGGCATGACATCTGGTAGTTCGATGTAGCCGAGCATGTGATACAACTGCACACGCGATTGTGTGTGTAGCCCTAACTGTGCAGCAGTGTATGAAACTGCCGACACTGATGTGTATAGCGTATTAGCAATGTCCACATCACGTGCCAGCGGATTCGTGTACATGTACAATAGTATCTGTAACTGCGATGCTGTCATGCCTTGCTTGTATAGTGGTCTCATGTTCTCTCCTGTAGTGCTTCAAATTGTGCGTGCGCATCGTCTGCCAATCGGTGCATGTCGAACCAGCCCATGTACCAGTAGAAGCCGAGGCGTTGGTACGCTTTCGGACGGAATTTTCGTGTGTACCCGAGCTTGTCATACATCCTGTAGATGCGATTGCTCATCGTCTTCTCAGGTACTCCAAAATGTGCGGCGGTGTCTTTTTGCGTTGCGCCCGGGTTGACGCGCCAATAATTCAGAATCTTCTGTGGCAGGTGCTTCGGTACATGCACATAACCCAACCGTGTCAACATCGCAATTCGTGATGATGTCGAGCCATTCTGATCCCATAGCGCGGCGTGGTATGTCATGATTGAGCAATACGTCTGTGCTATAACCTCGCCTCGCGTCGCAAATGGATGCGTATAGATGTAATACAGCACCTGTTGACGTGCGAATGTCGATTCACGTGGAAATAGTCGAGGTGGGCGCGGTTTTTCGTTCTCACGTTGTAGCCATACCGCATCACGGTTCATCTTCGCACGGTTCAACCATCCCATGTACGCATAGAACTCAATGCGTCGGTGGTCGCCTCGCGTTTTCGGGTCTGGTACAAATCCATTGGCAACTGCGAGCTCATTCACCAGCCGTGACACGTAATCACGTACAATGCCGAGGTCGTCTGCGATTTCCTGCAGTGATGCGCTGGGATTGTATGCGAGGTAGTGCAACACCCGCATAATAGTCGGGTGCGCATTAACTGAATCTAGCGGGTTGATGCTGATGTAGTCGAGTGCATCCAGCAATTGCAACCGTGTCGGATTGATGATGTCTGGCAACATTGCCTCTAACAGCAACTCATAGCCAAGGCGCGTCGTGTCCACTTTGTTGATGGTCGGATTGTCGATGATGTCCAACATGGCACGGATGCCGTACTCATCCAGCTCATGGAATTTGTCACGTAACAGACTACTTGAGGACATGTGCCACTTCCTTCAGCATCTCATCAGCATCACGCGCCATGCGTTCGGTGTCTAGCCATCCCATGTGTGCATAGAAGTTGACACGTGACATCTTGCGATTGCTTGGCATGTCTGGTGCGTACATCATGTAGATTTCTACAATGCCGAGTCTGATTGAGCCTGTGCTATACAGCAAGCGTCCTGCTGTCTCATCACTCCGAGCTGTTGGATATTCATGCCAGTCACTTAAAATCGACATATGCAAGATGTTGTTCGTATCAATCCCCATCTCTGTAAATGGTGGAATGCTGATGTAGCCGAGCTTATTCAGCAACCGAACTCGGGACAGTGGTGATGTCTTCAAGACACGCTCTGCCATCGCACGGTAGCTGTTGTAGCTGAATTCAGTTGTGTCCTTCAAGTCTTCGATGCGTTCTGCTGGATTGTGTAGCAGGATGTGCAAGGCGATGATCTGCGTCGGTGTCAGTGTGTAATCAATGAAGTGATTCATTATGCCACCTCTACCAGTGGGAATTGTTCCTGTGCATCACGTTGCAAGCGCGCCACATCGAACCAACCCATGTGCTCATAGAAGCCGAGACGGTAGAATTGCGCCGCATCAACGTTATCGCCTGTAAATCCGAAGTACTCGTATGTTCTCATGATGAGCATACCCACACCTGAATAACTATAGCCTGTGTGGTAGGCTACCTCGCGCATGGATGCCAACGGATTTGAATGCCAGACATCTAGCACCTGACGCACTGGCTTCATGTGTGAGTATGGCATTTTATCTGGCAGGTTGATGTAGCCCTTAGCCATGAAGAAGTCAGCACGTGTGGTGAGCTTACAGGCACGATTGAGCATGTCTGGCAGGCTATTGTATGAGATGCCTGCCTTTTCACCGATTGCTGGTACTGTTGCATACGGATTCATGCACATCCAGTAGATGGCATCTCGTTGCTTCCGTGTTGTTACGCCGTCATATATTGGCATGTTGTTCTCCTTTACGATTGATTAATTCTGAAGTGCGCTGTGCAATGATGACACGTACTTGTAATACCGTTGTGCGCCATCGTTCAGTCGCCAGATGCGTTGCTTCACGGTTGAGCCATCTGCTTCGATGATGATGCCCAGACGTTGCAATGCGTCGAGGTATTCGAGGTCGTCTGGATGCGCCTTCATTGGACGGCGGAGCATCAGTTCAATCATCAGCTTGTGTGCATAGACTGCATCGGCATAGTCATCGAACGGACGACGGCGTTGGCTAAGCCAGAATGTAAATACCTGCTTCATGTTAATCTTCATCATTCTCTCCTATCAGAAGATAATCAGCATATTGCTGGTCGTAGCGCATACGGATTGCACGCGCATCAAAATAAAATCGGACATCATACAAGTCACACGTCTCTGCAATCGTATTGCTGAGCAACGCCTTTTCATCCCAGTCTAGCTTGTCATTGACTGCCAGTAACAGCACCTTATGTGCTGTGTATAGCTTGTTGAGCTCCATGAAGAGGTCATACGCATCAAGTGCCAACATCAGCACATTATGCGGTGTATCACCTGCGTCAATCGCATCAATTAGCTTCTGGCGCGCTTCATTCGCCTTGTGGAGTAAATCGGTGTTCGTCATACGCTGTCCTTGTTAATTCACAGTATTATAGTTCATTGTTGTAGTAGAGTCTAGTGCGCAATACTAGCAAATTTGGTAGTTGTGGTGTCGAAGTATACACCGATTGCGCCTGTGCTACCGTGGCGATTCTTGGCAATGAGAATCTCACGTGCTTCTGGTGTCTTGTCGTCAGGCTTCCACAGCAACATCACACGCGCCGCTTTTTCCTCTACTGCGCTGGAGCGTTTCAGGTCTGACAGCGTCGGTCTGCCATCTGCTCCAGAGCGTCCAATCTGGTGCGTTGCCAGAATGCTGATGTTGTAATCGATGGCGACCGATTCCAGTGCCTCCATGATGGCATTGATGCGCAACCAATCCTGATCTGCGTGAACATCAGTATCCAACTGCAGAACACCATCAAGAATCAGCAGGTCGAGCCCGTTGCGTTCGATTTCCTGTTCAACTAGTGATGGCAAGTCCTCAACACTCAAGCGTGTACTGCGCTTCATGCGTAGTGGTAGAGATTCCAGCCGAGCAACAGCGTTCATGTACTTGACATAATCCTGCTGTGTGAATGCGCCACGCTCAATGACACGTACTGGAATGTCTGTCTCCATTGACATAATACGGTTGTTCATTGCCAATTGTGTCATCTCACCACTGAACAGCATCACCTTCGCACCTTGTACCGTTGCACGGTTGATACCTGCCTTCGCTGCATTAATCGCCATCGTGAATGCACATGCGGACTTGCCAGCACCTGTATAGCCTGCCAGAATGTTGACATCACCCGGACGCAACCCGTCCAGTAGTCGGTCAACATCATGTAAGCCTGTACGAATGCCGAGCGTGTACTGCTTATTCTGCTCATACAGCGTGGCACGGTCTGCAATGATGTCGTATGTCGTGGATAGCGATTCAGAGAACGATATAACGTGGTCTTCGATGTCTGGTGCTTGTAGTTGCTTCAAGTCGGACATCATTGTCTTGATGATGTCATTAATCGGCTTATCGGCATCAAGCATGTCATCGATGCTGGCGGTATATTCATGTAGTTTACGACGCACAGCAATGCGCTTCACCATATGCGCATAGACTTCGGTATATGTCGAACTCTCCAGACTGTTCATCAATTGTGTCAGGTAAGCACGTCCACCGATGAGCTCCAGTTGCTTGGATGTGTTCAGTGCATCAGCAATCATCGTGGCATCAATACTGCCATACTGACTGAAGACATTCTGTGCGCTGTTGTAGATGATGCGGTGACGATCTAGGAACAGGTCGGACGCATCAATGATGCGCTTCACTGTCAGGTACTGCCCAGTTAGAACAGCACCGAGGACTGCCTTCTCAGATTCTTCACTATATAACGTCGTAATATCCATCACGTAACTCCTCTATTTTCTCCTTAATTGTGTCATCGACATACGATGGGTCGATGCGTTCATATCCTAATGCCATCTGTGCACGCATGACAAGGGTGCGTTCGTAAGTCTGTGCAGATTGCGTCGCCTTGTTCTTCTGTGATGCGTAGAATTCGCCATAATATTGTGCGAGCTTGTCATCTGCCATCGGCATTGTCAGTCCAGCATATTCACGCTTCCACCATGAGGCGAACTTGTCCAGATGCGCTGGTGTCAGTTCAGTGCCATGTAGCGAATGGATTTCTTGCAAGTTCTTCTTAGCCTTGGCGATACGTCCACCAGCACGCTTGGCGATTCGTTCAGCATCCTGATTGAAGATGTTGACAGCTAACCAGTCGAATGCCTCATCACGTTTCCGAGGTCGCACGTCGCCGTTAGGCGCATCTACGGTTAAACTACGGTTACCTACGGTTAGGGTGTCGGTAGCGACACTAGTGGAGGTGTCGGTAGCGACACTAGTGGAGGTGTCGGTAGCGACACTAGTGTCTTTTGCATCACTGGTGTCGGTAGTGAATTCTGAATTATCCATGCCTTGTTCAGCACGCCACTTCAGCATGTAGAAGCGATTCGTGTTGCCATTCTGTGTCTCAATGCCTGCGTAATGGCGAATACCAATGTGTCCATTGTCAACAAGCCGATTAATTGCCTTGATTGCATTGCGTCGTGATATGTTGCACTTCTCAGATAGTTTGCGATACGATGGGAAGCACGCACCAACCTCATCAGCATAGTCTGCGATGGCGAGCATCATCAGACGGTCGCTCCCTGTCAGTTCGGTGTCCTCGAACACCCATGTAATGTGCTTAACGCTCATGTTATTCTCCGTTAACTTGTGGTTCTATATTATACCGTACCTTGCACAACTAGAGGAGTTCAGCTATAATCTGAGCTATCCAAATATGACTTTTTGTTGCTCCAAGCTGGTGACTCCTTCTAGCTCTGGGGCTTTTTTCTTGTTAAGCTCCTGACAACGATTCTACATCACCATCAGGAATAGTTCAATTATGATTCTGCTAGTGCGTCATCCAGTTCATCGCGTCGCACGCACAGGTCGATGATCTCATCATACAGCGCATCAATCATCAACTCGCATTCTCGAACAGAGAAGCCGAGCTTGGCGCGAATCGTCCAGCGTGTAATGTTGTCCTCTGTCTTCTCAATCGCTTGCTTAATTGCCTCTAAATCGTCCCAGAATGGTGTCATAAGCCACGCTCCTTCAGTCCTTGCATATTCGGTGAGGCATTGATGCCGTACTGCCGTCCATCGGCTGTCATGTCATCGTGCTCAATCACGACATCGTACTGGATGAGTGCTGTCATCGCGTCCAGTGTTCGCTGTCCATCCAACCCAGTGCCTTCAATCATCTGCTTCGGTGTCAGGCGTGCCAGATACCCATCACCAGAGAATGCCTGCCGTGCGATGTACAAGTACAGCTTCACCTCATCACCTGTCAAAAACTGCGACACCTCATCAATGAAGTGTTGCAGCACGTCGCCTAGATTTACTGTTGATTTCATGTCATTCCTGCCTGTTCATTTGCGTCACTGTATTGTACAATATTCCTGCATGATGATTATCCTTTTCATTACATCCTTTCGTAAGCACAAGCCCTGCCACCCGGTGGGGTTTTTGCTTATAGACGTGGCAACGTCACACCTGTCTGTTGCTGGTACTTGCCTTGCTTGTCGCCATACGATTGCACGCACATCTCATCACCTTCAAAGAACAGCACCTGTGCCAGTCCCTCGTTGGCGTACACCTTCGCAGGCAATGGCGTGGTGTTGCTAATCTCCAGCGTCACATAGCCCTCCCATTCGGGCTCGAACGGTGTCACATTCACAATCAGTCCACAGCGCGCATACGTCGACTTGCCTACGCAGATCGTGAGCACATCGCGTGGTATGCGGAAGTATTCCACAGAGCGTGCCAGTGCGAATGAGTTCGGTGGGATGATGCACACATCGCCCTTGAAGTCGACAAATGAATCATCTGTGAACGCCTTCGGGTCGACAATCGCATTGTGGACGTTGGTGAAAATCTTGAACTCATCAGCAACGCGCAAATCATAGCCATACGACGACACGCCGTAGCTAATGGCACCATCGCGCACCTGCTTATTAACGAATGGCTCAATCATGCCATTTCGTGCCATTTCGGCTATCCAGTGGTCTGGCTTCAGTCCCATTGTGTATCCTCTCTGTTAACGAAAACGCACCCGGTCGGATGCGCTCTCGTTCGTTCATATCGTACCGCTTCGGAGGCAGGCAATCGGCTCGCGTTCCGATTACCAACGCGATTATTATACCAGTCGAAGCAATCTTCATCAATATTGGAATTCGCCCTTGTATTGTAGTACCACTATATGCTATACTTCAATCATCGTAAAAACAGAGGAGAAAAATCATGCCACAAACATACGAACAACTCATTGCAGAACTGGAACGCGACGAAGCACAAGCACGTAAGAACGGAATCAAACGAATCTGCGCTGGCTACTACCTCATTTTGGGCGCAGACGGTGTCCTCTACCAAGTAGAACGCGGTGACCGTCGCGAAATGGAAGGAGCTGACCGTAAGATGTGGTTCGTTTCTACCGATGAAGACGGTGTCGTTAGCGAATGGATGACCTTGACGGAAGCTAAATGGGCATTGGCTCAACTCCCTGCTCCTGAGGCAGAGGTTGAGGAAGTGGAAGCGGAAGAGGAAGAGGAGACCCCAGCGGTCTCCGCTCCTGAGACAAAAGTTGGCGAAAACCTCTACCAGATTGAGGCAACAGTGGAAGCGGTCTTCGCTGACATGTACAATGAGGATTTGGTCTACATCCGTGTGACCCGTGACAGCGCACCGAAACGGGGAAGCAAGTTGAAATTCACCCGCTGGACATTCCGCATAGATGTCGGAACCAACCCATACCAGATTGGCGACCGTGTACGGTTGACAATTCACATCAACCCCACCACAGGGCTACACACCACACGTCATCATGAGCTAATCATCGACACCGACGATGACGCGCCATGGCAGACAATCTACACTGGTCCGTACACGATCCACACCGACACCGACAGCATGACATTCGAGTGGCGTTCAGAAGCAGAAGAGATGGCGGACCTGTTGACAGCAAATGGTGCGCGCATCACACTGGACTGGAACTACCGACCGATTACCATCGGTGAAATCGTGGGCATCAACGTGAAGAGCTACACACCATCACCACGCTGGGCAGTCATTGGTGTCATGCGCAATCGGCTCGGACTGATTGTGTACCTGTTGCAAAATGAGGACGGCGTGACACAGCAATATTACGGTCTGTCCATCCTGCGACTGCAACCGAACACCTACCACGTGCCAGTTGTCGACATCCTGACAGTGGACATCGCCATCGCTCACCTCGCTGAGTACATGGTGAACATGCACAACATGCACCCACAGATGTGCAATGCCATGCACGATGACCTCATGAGTGACATGCTGGATGACTTGCTGGACGCGAAGTGGCGCGAAGTCACCAAGCGCATGCACGCCACACACGCGGATGACGCGCCTGAACGGTTGGAGATGATGTTCGAGTATGAGGCGTTCGCTGAATGGGTATCTGCTCGGAAGATGGCGCTGGAATACACGACAGCGTAGAACCAAAAACACCCGCTGTAATGGCGGGTGTCCTTGAATCGTAAGAGTGAGTAAAGGAGAGAAACCTCACATGCACAATAATACCATAGTCTGGAAGCAATTGCACATCAGTCCTGCTAGCATCTACGTGTTGATTATCTCATTACAATCACACGCCAGCTACAAGGTGGCGATGCGCACAACTCGCGGATTGATGGAACACACCGCATACGATGGGCACGCACAATGCACGCTCATTCAATCATACGATGGTCAATGGTACTGGGAGGTACAGAATGCCGACAAATAAGCCCAAGGTGACAGTCTACGTTACAGAACAGCAATGGCTCGCAGTCAAGGAAGCCACGCTGGCATCAGGACTGACAACATCGGACGCACGCCGTGAAGCATTGCGCCTGCTCTGTGAAGCGTATGGCATCGAGTGGAAGGATGACATGCCAACACGTGGCGCACCTGCTAAGGAATCCGAATAAGTGGCACTACTATATGCCACACATCTCTTGTATAATAACCAAGTCACTAATAAGGAGAATGAAATGACTAAATCATACATGCAAGCCCCATACATGACCAAGCTGAAGGGTAAGGACTACATGATCGTCGCCGGGCGCATCATGTGGTTCAGAGACGAACACCCTGAAGGTACAATCTCAACTGAAGTCGAAGCACACAATGATGTCATCATCGTTAAGGCGATGATTGCTGATGACAACGTGATTCTGGCAACAGGACTGGCAACAGTTCGCGCTGGCAATGGTACAAGCTGGGCAGGACGTGAGATTGAGAAGGCAGAGACAGCCGCGATTGGACGTGCGCTGGCACATGCTGGATACGGTACACAGTTCGCGCTCGGAGAGCTATCAGAAGGCGACTACCTCGCAGATACACCGATTGATTCACGCAAGCCAGCGAAGCAAGAGACAGTCAACCCGAAGATGGCAATCTGGCAAGGCATCCAGAATGATGCCGAGATTAAGCAGGCATATCCAGACGTTGAAGTCCTGCGCGAGAAGGTGTCATTCTATCCTAAGGATGTCGTTGCTAGTGGATTCTATGCCGTCAAGGAATGGTTGCTCGCCAACTCACCTACCGCGCCAGATACATACTAATTTCGTTCAATATACCAGAGCAGGGTAGGTGATTCGCCTGCCCTGCCCTATCACAAGGAGAAAAATCATGAAGTTCAAGGTTATCATCCCAGCATCACGCGTCTGGGACACGCAACATGCACCACACGAATACAGCAAGGATGTCACGGAAGATGAATGGGTTGGCACGCTTGAAATGCAAGCCTTCCATCAGTATGACTTAGATGTCGACTTCATCATTGGTCGCCATAATGCTGAGTTCAAGGTTGTGTTCAATGGATTCCGCATCGAAGGTGCTCTTGAAGAGCGCATCCGTGACCTTATCGCACAGACACCTATTGTATATTTTCAGGAGGCATAACATGCCAAGTAGCGCAATTGTAATTCTGGTAGGACACATCGGACGCGATCCAGAGCTCAAATTCACATCATCAGGGCTCGCAATCGCATCATCCAGCATCGCAGTCAAGACAGGCTATGGCGAACGCGAGCGCACCACGTGGTACAACTTGGACATCTTCGGTAAGCAAGCCGAGCGATTCAATGAATGGATTAATAAGGGTCAACTGGTGCAAGTCATCGGAACGCCGTATGAGGATGAATTCACTGGACGCGATGGACAGACGCGCAAGGCATTGAAGGTCAACGTGAGCGAATTCACACCACTGTCACGAGATACCAACGCATCATCAGCACCTACTCCATCCAGCTCATCAGATGGGATTCCATTCTAATGATTTTCAGGGCATGCTAGATGGTGTGCCCAATTTAATTAACAGGAGAACGAAATGCGTACGGAATTTGCAGAATTGACAGTGTCAGAAATCTACCAATTGATTGCAGAAGAAGAAGGTACGGATGTCAAGGAAATACAAGGACATAAGATTGCTATTACACAAGTTGCAGGACCAGCATTGTATTTAATTGGAATCTATGGAGGCAATGAATACTGGTTTGAGCTTGGTTTTATGCAAGGATGCGATGGTGACGATGCAAATCGCTGGTTTTGTTCTCGCGCAGAAAAATCCAAGCCTACCATCATAGACATTGATGATTTTGCTTTTTGCAACAATCGCAATGCTTACTTGGCAGGTGCTTGGTTTGCTGGTTCTGATTTGCGTGGCGCGGACTTCGAGAAGGCGAATTTATACCGCGCTACATTTGAAGAAGCTGATTTAACACTGTCAACTTTTGAAGGCGCAAATCTGCGCGATGCTAACTTACATGGCGCGAATTTGACAAATGCCAACTTGCGCGATGCCAACCTAACAGGTGCCAACTTGCGCGATGCCAACCTAACAGGTGCGGATTTTGATGGCGCAACTCTTGATGGCGTAATTTTGTAACGACGCGATGAGCATTAAGGCGTGCCAGATGGTGCACCCTCTTTGATTAACAGGAGAATGAAATGCGTACGGAATTTGCAGAATTGACAGTGTCAGAAATCTACCAATTGATTGCAGAAGAAGAAAATACAGATGTCAAGGAAATACAAGGACATAAGATTGCTATTACACAAGTTGCAGGACCAGCATTATATTTAATTGGAATCTATGGAGGCAATGAATACTGGTTCGAGCTTGGTTTTATGCAGGGAGGCGATGGCGATGATGCAAATCGCTGGTTCTGTTCTCGTGCAGAAAAATCCGAGCCTACCATCATAGACATTGATGAGATTTCATTCTAATGCCACTGTACGCACGGAAGCGCGATAGCAACGAACGCGAAATCATCGAGGCTCTTCGCAGTCTCGGTTGCTTCGTCATTCAGGAGAACAACATCGACTTGTATGTTCTGCCACCGGGTCGTCAAGAATGGATTCCACTAGAAGTTAAGGGTGAACGTGGTAAGTTGACGACGTACCAGAAGGACTTGCACGCAACGTTGCATCACAACTACGGATACACTGTGCCTGTTGTTGTTACCATTGATGATGCGTTGAAAGCCGTCGGATTACTGAAATAGCTCAAAAATACCGTTATATATATATACAACCACATATATAACGCCTCTCAGAGCCACATATACACAAAAATGCCACTCGAGTAAGTGGCATTTTTGTGATGGGAGAAGAAATGATGTGAAGTATCATATGCCAAGATTGTAGCACAACGGTTCTATAGCGTCAACATCCGAGCATCTTGAACTTGTCACGGAAGGCATCAACAGCTTCCTTGATGCTATCGCCATCAGGCAACCAGTACACTGTCAACGGTACATGCCACTGGAAGTACTTGTTGCCAGCACGTGCCACGAATATCTGAGAGCCGTGTCGCTCCTGTACGTACACCTCATCTGCATATAATTCCATGCGCACATGATTGCATAGTTGATTCAAGTCCATATTACCTCCAGAAATGAAGAAGCCACCATGTACGCTGTCCCGCATAGTAGGTGGCTTCAGTCTGATAAGAACAAGAGGATTATACCTGCGCATCATCCTCATTGCTAGCCTCATCAACGTCGAGGCGTACATCATTGAAATACTCCACAATGTCGACAATCGCATCATCCAGACGTGATTCGGTGCGCATCGCCATCTCTGTGAGTTGCTCAATGAGCTTCGCTGTCTCAGTCGGTGGAAATGAGCGGTATTGCCA